ATCGTGAAGACAGGGACGTTAAGCAGCTGGTAGCGGAACTTGAGGCCAAAACGGACGTGGAAAGGATTCTCAATGGTTGATCCAGAAAGCGAACGGACGATCACGCTCGACTTGCCTTGGCCACCGACGGCCAATCGCTACTGGCGAAACGTTCAGGGACGGATGGTTTTATCCAGAGAGGGGCGGCGATATCGGGAGGCGGTGGACGGGTTGGTCTGGCGGCATGTGTGCCAGGCAGGCGAGAGCGTCAGTTTTGGAACCAGTCGCCTGGAACTGGAGATCGACGCCCACCCGCCGGACAACCGGCGGCGGGACCTCGACAATCTCCTCAAGCCGATCCTGGACGCCCTGCAGTACGCGGAGGTTTTTGAGGATGACAGCCAGATTGTCAAGATTCTGATTCGCAAACGTTGCGTCGTTTCGGCGGGAGTTGTGCGGATTTCCCTGAGAAAGGTCATGGCTCGCGAGTTTGTGTGAGAAGACTAATGGTGGACTGGTAGAACACCTGTCCGGCGGGAGATCGGCGAGCGGAGATCTCGGGCGCGCTCAAGTTGCGTCGCTTACGAGGTAACGACATCACGCGGGATCATGGGCTGAGCGCGCGTGAACAGTACGAGACGTTGAACCGTGTACAATGAAAAGGGGACGTTCGGAACGGCCTATAAAAAAGGGGGGGAAGCCGTTCAGGGGAGGCCGTTCCATAGAGGGACTGTGATGCCGCGATGGAGGGACTGTGATGCCGCGGAGGAAAGAGATCGATCCGAAGCAGGTGGAACGGATGGCCGCCTGTGGGTGCACCGATTCCGAGATTGCCTACATCATGCAGGTCTCGGAGGCCCACCTGCGGCGGCACTATCGTGCGGCCCTCGATCAGGGCCGCGCGAACTTGAGGCGGCGCCTCCGTCGCAAGCAGATCGAACTGGCTCGGAAAGGGTCGGTGCCGATGCTCATCTGGCTGGGCAAGCAGTACCTGGGCCAATCGGACCGGCAGACCATACAGCAGGCACAGCGAGTCGAGGTCGTAGAAGAGGTCGTCTTTCCTGATGCTGGAGGCTTGGGTGGCCAGAATGGCCAGAGTGAAGGTTCGTGTGCAACTGACGCCGCAGCAGGCTGAGTTCGTTCGCAGCCAAGCGGCTCGCGTGGCGATGGTTGGCGGCCGCGGCAGCGGTAAGACCTGGGCCGGAGCCTATCGGGTGCTGCGCTGGGCCAGGTCGGGTTGCACCTATCTGGTGGTCGCCCCCACGTACACGATGCTGCGGGACTTTGCCTGGCCGACCGTGCTCCGGATTGCACGCGCGTTGGGCATGCTGGCGGCGGTACACCCCAGCAGGATGGCCATGACAATTGTCGCGCGGGGTGGTGGACCGGCCGTCATTCTCTTTCGTTCGGCGGATCAGCCTGACCGCTTGCGCGGTCTGTCTGTTTCAGGGGTGTGGCTGGATGAGGCGAGTCTGATGCCGCATGAGGTCTATGAGGTGGTGCTTTTCACGCTCCGCGAGGCTCCCAAAGCATGGCTGGCCGCGACCTTCACGCCCAAGGGGCGACGGCACTGGACGTACGAGAAATTCGCGCGTCCGGGTGCGGACTGTCACATGATTCATGCCCCCACTTGCTCGAATCTGTTTCTGCCGAGCGATTTCCTCCAGACGGTCCGACAAGAGGCCACGGGCCGATTGGCCGATCAGGAACTGGAAGGCCTTTTCGTGGACCTGGAGGGCGTCGAATGGCCTGCGGAATTCTGGGGCGATTGGGTGTTTGTTCCGCAGTTGCCGCCGCGTCAACGTTGGGCGGTCTCAGCCGTGGCGGTCGATCCTTCACTTGGCAAACAAGATAAGGCAGGCGACTATTCCGCGATTGTGCTCGTGGCAGTCTGCGACGATCTACTCTGGATCAAGGCCGATTTGCAGCGGCGGTCACCGCAGAAATTGGTGGCCGATGTCATGGTTGCGTGTTCGCAGGACCAGCCGGACTTGGTAGGCTTCGAGGCCAACCAGTTCCAGGAACTCTTGATTCACGAGTTTAACCGTGCAGCCGATGCGCAGTTTAAGCTGCGATACCCGATCTTTCAGATTCAGAACCGCGTCAACAAGCTGGTGCGGATTCGCCGTTTGGGGCCGTATATCACGCGGCGGGAGCTCCGCGTTGTCGATGACGTGGGCGGGCGTCTCTTGCTACAGCAACTACAGGAGTTTCCCGTCGGGCAGCATGACGACGGCCCTGACGCCCTAGAAATGGCGATTCGCTTGATCCTCGAAGCATCAGGAGGCTTTTATGCAGACGAAAGAGACGGTACTTGAGCGTCTTGTTGAGTGGCTGGACCGGGACGATCCGGCATGGAGCGATTTTCTGGAAATCGGCGGTCCCCTCTGGCCGCCATACAAGACGGAAAGCGAGCTTGCCCGAATACGGGATGAGTCACGGTGGTTTGCGACCCATCATCCGTTCGCACTCTCGGCACTTGAGAACCGGGCGAGTTATGTTGTGGGAACCGGCCATCGCTACACGGTCCGTCCTAAGCCAAAGGCAGACATGAGCGATGACGTGCTGGAGGCAATTGATCGGGAACTGACGGAGTTCCAGGAACTGGACCTATGGCAGCACCGCCAGATTGAGAATCAGATGCGGCTCGACCGTGACGGTGAGGTGTTTCTGAGATTCTTCGAGATCGACGGGAAGCTCGTGGTGCGCTACATCGAACCCGAGCAGGTAACGGCGCCGCCTGGCGATACGTCACTCTTCGGCGTGATCACGGATGATCAGGACGCCGAAACGGTCCTGGGTTATTGGGTGCGTTACAACGCCACGCGAATGGATTGGCAGCGTATTGACGCGAAGGACGTTCAGCATCGGAAGGTGAACGTGGATGGGACAATGCCAAGAGGCCTGCCGACGCTCTTTGCTGTGAGGGCCAATCTCCGCCGAGTGTGGAAGCTGCTTCGCAACATGTCAACGGTGGCAAGTATTCAGGCGGCGGTAGCGATTGTCCGCCAACACGGGGCCGCACCCGTTGGGAGTGTCCAGCAGTATGTATCCCGCATGGCATCCGTGCCGCAGAATCCGGCGGAGCAAAGGCCCAACACCTACGAACGGTTCCCTCCGGGTGCGATCATCGATGTTGCTCCGGGGGTGGAGGTGAAATTCCCTGCCGAGGGAATCAACGTCGCCAACTATGTGGCGGCGATCCAAGCAGAGTTGCGAGCGATCGCCGCTAGGCTAGCGATGCCAGAGTACATGCTCTCCGGCGACGCGTCGAACGCCAACTATTCGTCGACACTCGTGGCTGAAGGCCCCGCGGTGAAAATGTTCGAGCGGCTCCAGTCGCAGATGATCTGGTGGGACGCGCAGGTTCTCACGCGGGCGCTGAAAGTCGCGGAACGCGCCGGACGTTTGCCGGATGGAGTCTCAAAGCAGATCGTCATCGACGCGGAAGCCCCGATTGTGCAGAGCAGAAACCGTCTCCAGGAGGCTCAGGCGGACCAGATTCTGCTCACGATGGGCGTTGTCTCCCCGCAAACAGTGGCGGCCCGCCACGGGTTCGACTACAACCAAGAGCGAGAACTCATGAACGCTTCGGAGTGATATGTCGATCATCAACACGGACAGAGTCACCGCCATGCTGACAGCCCGGTTCCACCAACGGCAGGTGGCCGTGGTCCGGGACAGTATCACGCTTGGCCGAGAGATTCGACAACTGGTAGCTCGTCTGGCCAAGCAGGCAGTGGAAGAGGCAATGAGTGTGCGAGGCTTCGACCTCCGCGAACTCAACAATCGCCTTGACGTTATGGTCTCGCGCGCTTTGGCGGACATGCGTGACAAACTCGCGGATTTCGGCAGACGAAGTTTCGAATCGGCTGTCCGCTCCCTGTTAAAGGCCATGCCGCGGGATGTTCTTGTCGCCATAGTTCAACCGAGGCAACAACAGGAAGCCGAGGAGCCGATTGAAATCAGGGGCCGCTGGGAACTTGAGGGGTTGCCGAGGGGTGAATTGGAAGCGGCCGTGAAGAGTATGCTGTTTGACCCGCCGAATCGAAACGAAATCGACAACTGGCTGAGGACGAGCCTTCCCGGCGGCAAGTCATGGGATGAGCGGCTGAAGGCCTGGGTAGAACAGACACGCGCTGCGTTCCTGACCCAAATTACCCAAGGGTTGGCGGCAGGGGAAACACCTGATCAGATTGAGAAACGGCTGCGACCGTTCGCTGATGGACTTGCCTACAAGAGTGAGCGCAGTGCCAGAACGGAGGCCTGCCGCGTGGCGGAACGGGCCAATCTCGCAATGTGCGATGAAATCAGTGATATGATAGCCGGTCAGCAGATATTCGCGGTCATGGATGAGTGGACCCGACCGCACCATGCGGCGCGACATGGCCGCACCTACTGGAAAAAACCGGATGGGACCTATCGCGACGATCAAGGGAACCTCCTGCCGGAGCTGCCGGACGAGCCGAATTGTCGATGCATGACGATTCCGGTACTCAACATGCAGGATATTGTGGCAGAGACGCCAACATTGGCGGCGGGCGTGTATACCGCCATGGCGGCAATCCCCAAGACGCCGATTGGAGCAGGTTATGAAGACTGGTGGAAGACAGCCAGCGAGAAGGAACGCATGACGGCGGTGGGCGTCAATCGCTACAGAACGGTCAAGAAACTGCTGGGACGCGACCCGGAGTGGTTCGAGTTGATCGACGCCGAAGGAAAACTCTTGCCGGTCGAGGTGCTAGAGCGCGAAACACAAGACGAACGCATGAAACGTGTTGAAGCGGTCAAAGCACAGATTCTTCAGCAGGAACTGGCCCATCTTGGGTTAACGAGGACCGGTGGGATTTTACCAGCGAGACTTCCAGGGGCGACGGGTCGTGAGGACGCGCTGCGAGCGATCGAACAACGCATTCGCGGGGAGCAAACGGAATATGGGTTCTGTGTAGCGGATGATGGTACGGTCATGCTCGCCAAAGCCGGGAGCGTGTCGCAAATACGGATCAGCGACGCTGAAGGAAAACGCATCCAGAACACGACCTGGACCCACAACCACCCTAGAAATTCGCCGTTATCAGAGGACGACCTGCGAGCACTGATGATAGGACGCATCAAAGCCGTAAGAGCAGTTACAGAATCCGGGGTGTACGCCATCGAGCGACACGGTCAGGAACGGACCTCGCGAGCCTTGTCCGAGTCTGCGGAAAAAGCGTTGAAAGACTATCGCGCGGCGATGAAACAGTATCTGTCGCCGTTTAAGGATGAGTACGATAGAAGAAAACGGAGTAATGAGACGACCGAGAACCTGACGCGATGGTGGAGAAGCGTGAACAATCTGGCAAGGGAAAGGGCGCTCGCTGTCGTTGCCAAACGCTATGATCTAGTGTTTAAAAAAGAGCTGCCATGACTGAAGACGTCATTCTTAACCCAACGTGTTTTTACTGTAAACATCTCAGGGACTTCGAGCCAGGGCGGGGATTCTTTACCTGTCGGGCCTTCCCGCGTGGCATTCCGCAGGAGATTGTGACATGGAAGGTTGACCACACGAAACCCTATCCAGGAGATCACGGTATCCAATACGAACCGAACGACGTGAAGCCGCAAGAGGAGACCGATGAAGACAAGACAGATGGGCACGAAACAAGCAAGTCAGCCTAAGGAACGGACGCCCAATGAGGCGATGCTGCAGTTGGCCATTGCACGGCTCCAGCACTTGGCCGAAGACGCTGAGCGGTCGGCCTTTACGGGAACGATCTCGGTCCAAATCTGCTATGAAAGCGGCCGCGCGGTCACGCTGCATCGTCGCTACGATGGCCGCGACAAGATTTGAACCAGACCTCTTGACGACTTCTGGTCGAGCAGTAAGATAACAGTAGCAAGGTAACCAGCCCAAAGTCTTTAGGGGCCAGGTGCCAAACCGATTGCGGTCGCAAGACCCATGGTTTCGCATCTGGCCCCTTTTTCTTTTGACTGGCCATGGCAGAGAAGGTTTACAAGACCGAAAACGGCATGCAGTTTCCGGCAGAGGCCTACGCCTACGTGCCTGATCCGGAGAGTCCATCCACCTGGAAGCTCCGCCTCTGGAAGGACCCCGAGAAGAAGGAAACGGCACGGCAGGTTGGCGTGGCAATCGCCGCGCTGGGACCGGTAGGGTTCCGCGGAATTGGATTGTCTGTTCCTGCGGCCGGCAACAGGTGTGTTTGCTGAAAAGTCAAAGCGGAAACCCGGAGGGGCCCTACGACATGGAGG